TGGTCAGGCCCAAGCGCTTCTTGAGGGTGCCGGCCAAGGTCCCTCTGACGGTGTGCTGTTGCCATTGAGTGGCTTCCATGATCTGCGCGATCGTGGCGCCCTCGGGACGCTGCAGCAGGCCAATGACCAGCGCCTGCTTGCTGTCAGTCCGGGTGCGAACCGGTTTGTGCTGGCTGGGTGTCTGCCAACTGGCTTCGGCCTTGGTGACATCCGCCTCCAGCTCCGGATCGTCCAGTGTGATGGTCGGTGGCAAGGCGCCCGGTCGGGGCAGGCCCAGGGCGTCGTAGCCCTCTGCAGCGACCACCCAGTCATCGCCGTCGGGCGTGATCAGGGCGCGCTTGAACAGGCCTTCGAGCACCTTGGCGCGGGCACCGCCCTTGATGTGCTCGGGGAACCAGACGATCTTGCCGGCGTTGTCCTGCACGGCGCGCTCCAGGATGGCCTGCTGGTTGGGGTTGAGTGTGGTGGCCATGGCTGCCTCACGCTTGCAGGGCGGCTGAGCTGCCGTTGGTGGGGTGGATTCCGTTGGCTTTGCGGCTGCGATGCACCGGCTGCTTGGGCGCGCCGCCAGCCGCCCGCAGGCCAGCGTCAAACGCGGCTTGCAAGGCGCTCTTGACGCCCCAGACGCTGACGTCGTGGAAGTCCAGGCTGTCGCGGTGGCGGGTTTGCAGGGTTTCGATGAACAGGTGGTCCAGGGCAATCGATTCGAACAACAGTTCGATCTCGTCGGGGGACAGTGCGGTGGGGGACATCTTCTTGGTCATGGGGGCTCCTTGGTGGTGGGTTGCTTGTCAATCGACATCCGCATTCACGCGCTGTGCGCCACAGAAGCCAAGCGCTTTTTTATCCCGGGTGATTCACTCGCCTTTGCCTGACCCACCGCATCCAGGAGGCCACCCACTTGCACTGAGTAGATCTTCACCATGGGACTGTCCATTCGCGCCTACGCGCGCCACCGAGGCGTGTCGCACGTGGCCGTCAAGAAGGCCATCGACACGGGGCGCATCACGCCTTTGCCGGATGGCACCATCGATCCGGTCGCGGCCGATGCCCAGTGGGCGGCCAACACCACACCGACCCGTCGGTCGATGGCTGCAGAGCCCAGAGAAGCATCGCAGGCGCCCGCAGCAGCCCGCGATATTCCGCAGGCGTCCGCAAAAATGGTGCGTGAAGCAGCCGAGCCTCCGACACCTGCCTTGTCCACCGGCGGCACCTCGCTGCTGCAGGCGCGCACCGTCAACGAAGTCGTCAAGGCGCAAACCAACAAAGTGCGCCTGGCCCGTCTGAAGGGTGAACTGGTAGACCGCTCGCAGGCCGTGGCCCACGTATTCAAGCTGGCCCGTGCCGAGCGCGATGCCTGGCTCAACTGGCCAGCACGGATCTCGGCGCAGATGGCCGCAGGCCTGAACGTCGATCCCCATGTGCTGCACGTCGCGCTGGACGCCGCTGTGCGCCAGCAGCTGCAGGACCTGGGCGACTTGCAGCCCAAGGTGGACTGATCATGGATGAGTCGTTTTACGAAGGCTGGGACGCAATCGAACGCGCCTGGCGCGAAGGCCTCACGCCCGATCCGCTGCTGACCGTGTCGGAATGGGCCGACAAGCACCGGGTGCTCTCCAGCAAGGCGGCTTCCGAGCCGGGGCGTTGGCGTACCAGCCGCACGCCCTACCTGCGCGAGATCATGGATTGCTTGTCCCCGATGTCGCCGATCGAGCGGGTGGTCTTCATGAAGGGTGCTCAGGTCGGCGGGACCGAATTGGGTTTGAATTGGGTGGGTTATGTGATCCACCACGCCCCGGGTCCGATGATGGCCGTCTGGCCGACGGTCGAGATGGCCAAGCGGGCCTCCAAGCAGCGCATCGATGCGCTGATCGAAGAAAGCCCCGCCATTCAGGAGCGGATTGCGCCAGCGCGCAGCCGCGACTCGGGCAACACCATCCTGGCCAAGGAGTTCCACGGCGGGGTGTTGGTGATGACCGGAGCCAACAGCGCGGTGGGACTGCGCTCCATGCCGGTGCGCTACCTGTTCTTGGATGAGGTCGATGGCTACCCGTTGGACGTTGAGGGTGAAGGTGATGCGATTTCGCTTGCCGAAGCGCGCACCCGCACCTTTGCCCGGCGCAAGATCCTGATCGTCTCGACCCCGACCATTGCCGGGGCCAGCGCGGTGGATCGTGAGTTCGAAGCCTCTGATCAGCGCCGCTACTTCGTGCCGTGCCCGCACTGCGCACACCGCCAGTGGCTGCGGTTTGAGCAGCTACGCTGGGAACGCGGACAGCCAGAAACCGCTGCCTACATCTGCGAGGCATGCGGAGAACCGATCGCCGAGCACCACAAGACCTGGATGCTGGAGAACGGCCAGTGGCAGGCCTGCGTCCCTGAAAACGCGGGGCGCACGGCAGGCTTTCATCTCTCCAGCCTGTACAGCCCGGTGGGTTGGCGCAGCTGGATCGAGATCGCCCGGGCCTGGGAGTCGGCGGCCATGTCGGATTCCCGATCCGCCTCGGCGATCAAGACCTTCAAGAACACCGAACTGGGCGAGACCTGGGTTGAGGAAGGCGAGGCGCCGGATTGGCAGCGCCTCTTGGAGCGGCGTGAGGATTACCGCGTCGGCACCGTGCCCGCGGGCGGCTTGTTGCTCACCGCCGGTGCTGACGTTCAGAAGGACCGCATCGAAGTCTCGGTCTGGGCCTTCGGGCGGGGCAAGGCATCGTGGTTGGTGGAGCACCGGGTGCTGATGGGCGACACCGCCCGAACGGAAGTCTGGTCGGCCCTGGCCAAGCTGATGGGTGAAACCTGGACCCACAGCAGCGGCTGCCAACTGAGTCTGGCGCGAATCGCCCTGGATACCGGCTACGCCACCCAGGAGGCCTATGCCTTCGTACGCAGCGTGCGCGATGTCCGGCTCATGCCCATAAAGGGGATTGCCGGCGGCTCCGCACTGATTGGCACACCCACGGCGGTGGATGCGACGGCCAGTGGCAAGAAGCTGCGCCGGGGCATCAAGGTGTTCCCGGTGGCCGGCGGCATTGCCAAGCTCGAGTTCTACAACAACCTGCGCAAAAGCGCGGAGGTGGCCGATGACGGCGTGACGACCATCTACCCGGCAGGCTACGTTCACCTGCCCAAGGTCGATGCCGAGTACCTGCAGCAACTCTGTGCCGAGCAATTGATCACCCGGCGTGACCGCAACGGCTTTGCCCACCGCGAATGGCAAAAGATGCGTGAGCGCAACGAGGCGCTCGACTGCTACATCTACGCCCGCGCCGCTGCGGCAGCGGCTGGCCTGGATCGGTTCGAGGACCGCCACTGGCAAGAACTGGAAAAACAACTGGGCGTCGGCTCTCCAGCCGATGCCATCACTACTGACACCCCCGAGGCCACCCGAGAACAGATGTTTGACGGTGGTCTCAGCACTTCTGGCAACACATCAGCGCCTGCGCGGCGTGTGGTGCGCAGCCGATGGATGACCTGAACATGACCTACACCCCCGAACACCTGCAGGCCTTGCGTGAAGCCCTGGCAAGCGGCGAGCACCGCGTGACCTACGAGGGCAAGAGCATCGAGTACCGCAGCGTGGCTGATCTCAAGGCTGCGTTGGCCGAGGTCGAGGCCACCATCGCCCGTGAGTCCGGCGCACCGAAGTCACGCCAGATCCGTGTGACCACCAGCAAGGCGCTCTGATGGCCTGGCTCAAAACCATGTCCCGGATCAGCCGCCGCATGTTTGGTGGCACGCCGGTCTATGACGGTGTCGGCGGTGGTCGCCGGGCCTTGGCCTGGATACCTGGCAACCCGGGCGCGGTGGCTGCCTTGTCTTTGGCCCAGGACGAACTGCGTGCCAAAAGCCGTGATCTCGTGCGGCGTAATGCCTGGGCTGCTGCCGGAATCGAAGCCTTCGTGGCCAATGCCATCGGCACCGGCATCAAGCCGCAGAGCATGGTGCAAGACCAGGCAACCCGTGAAGCCATTCACAGCCTGTGGTGGGACTGGTGCGAGCAAGCCGATGCCGCAGGCCTGACCGACTTCTATGGTCTGCAGGCACTGGCCACCCGGGCCATGCTCGAGGGCGGCGAGGCCCTGATCCGGCTGCGTTACCGACGTGTCGAAGATGGTCTGCCGGTGGCACTCCAGATTCAGGTGCTTGAAGCTGAACACCTGCCGACCACCCTGAACCGCGACTTGCCCGGTGGAAATGTGATCCGCGCCGGTATCGAGTTCGATCGGCTCGGACGCCGGGTGGCGTACCACCTGTACCGATCGCATCCGAACGATGGGCTCTTGGCCCCGATGTCCAGCCAGGGTGGGATGGACACCGTGCGGGTTGATGCCAGTGAGGTGATTCACTTGTTCCGCCCCTTGCGCCCTGGTCAGATCCGAGGCGAGCCTTGGCTCACCCGGGCACTGGTCAAGCTCAATGAACTTGACCAGTATGACGACGCGGAACTGGTCCGCAAAAAGACCGCCGCCATGTTCGCTGGTTTCATCACCCGCATGGCCCCAGAAGACAACCTGATGGGCGAGTCGGCGGCTGATGCCAACGGTGTGGCGCTCTCGGGCATGGAACCCGGCACGCTTCAGATCCTGGAGCCCGGGGAAGACATCAAGTTCTCAGCCCCGGCCGATGTGGGCAGTTCCTACGCTGAATTCATGCGCCAGCAGTTCCGGGCAGTGGCGGCTGCCATGGGCATTACCTACGAGATGCTCACCGGGGATCTGACGCAAGTGAACTACTCGTCGATTCGGGCGGGCCTGCTGGAATTCCGCCGCCGCTGCGAAGCCTTGCAGCACGGCGTGATCGTGCACCAGCTGTGCCGACCCATCTGGCGTGCCTGGATGGACCAGGCGGTGCTCGAAGGTGCCATGGACTTGCCCGGCTACCCAAAAGACCGCCGCACTTACCAGGCTGCCAAGTGGATCCCGCAGGGCTGGAGCTGGGTCGACCCGCAAAAGGAATTCAACGCCATGAAGCTCGCCATTCGGGCGGGCTTGATGAGCCGGTCGGAGGCGATCTCCGGCAATGGCTACGACGCTGAAGACGTGGACCGCGAGATTGCGGCTGATAACGCCCGGGCCGATGCCCTGGGCCTGGTCTTTGATTCCGATGCCCGGAATGACCAGGCGCCTGTGTCTGCGCCCATTCATACCCAGGACGAGCAGTCCGCTGATACGCCCGACTCAGCTGATGCTCCTACCGACAACCAGGACCCCCAACCATGACTTACCTTGCCTCTCGATTGTTCGGGACGCCACTTCTTATCCATCGACCCAAGCTGGATGTGATCCTGTCCGTGGTCGGCCAGCGCATCGGCATGGCCGAGGTACCTGCGATACCCACGATGGACATGGCCGCTTTCCAAAGGCCACCTTTGGCGGCATCGCCCGAGGGCATTGCCATGATCCCCATTCATGGATCGCTGGTCAAACGCTCACTCGGCATGGAAGCCACCTCGGGCCTGACTTCCTATGGTGAGATTGCCACCATGCTCGATGTCGCCCTGGCCGATCCCCAGGTCAGCGGCATCTTGCTCGACATCGACTCGCCCGGTGGCGAGGCCTCAGGCAGTTTCGAACTGGCCCGTCGTGTGCGCGAAGTGGCAGTACAGAAACCCATCTGGGCGGTGGCCAATGACGCGGCGTACTCGGCCGCCTACGCCATCGCTGCCAGTGCTCAGCGCCTGTTCGTGACGGAAACGGGTGGTGTCGGCTCCATTGGCGTGATCGCCCTGCATGTCGACCAGTCGGTCAAGGACGCCAAGGATGGCTACCACTTCACCGCGATTACGGCCGGTGCGCACAAGAACGACTACTCGCCGCACGAACCCTTGTCGGATGCGGCCAAGACCGAGTTGCAGGGCGAGGTCGATCGGCTCTACGCCATCTTCACTGAGCACGTGGCTGCCATGCGTGGCCTGGATTTAGAGGCTGTGCGTGCCACAGAGGCTGGGCTGTTCTTCGGCAGCAATGCCGTGGCCCAGGGACTCGCCGATGGTGTCCAGACGCTGGACGGCACCCTTGTCGAATTCCATCGATTCATCAACGCCCGTAACCATTCGCCGTCTCAGGTGCGGGGCGTCATCCGTGCTGAGGCGGCACCCCTGAAAAAGGAAATGACCATGAACGAAGACAAAGTGCTGGAGACGATCGGTGTCGACGAAGCTGCTGTGCTGGTAGCCGAAGCCCGCCGCGAAGTCACCCAAACCGCCCAGGCGATTGCCGAGCTGTGCCTGCTGGCCGGCTGCCCCGACCGTGCTGCCGAGTTCATCGCCGCCGGGAAATCCCAGGCCGATGTGCGACGCGTGCTGATCGACGCCCGTGCCGCGCAATCCGATGCCGCCGACATCCGCTCCACGATCACCGTTGATGCAGGAACCCAGTCGCTGGATCGCCCTGAGACCTCGCCCATCGTGGCGGCCGTCAAGAAACTTACCGCCCAAGCCTGAGAAAGGAATCAGCATGCCTGCCATCACCGAACAAAACAACCTCGGCGATCTCTTGAAGTACGAAGGCCCCAACCGCTACTCGCGTGACGTTGCCACCATCGCTGCCGGCCAGAACCTGCCCTTGGGCACCGTGCTTGGCCGCAACGCCAGCGACGGCAAGCACTACGCCATCGACCCCGCCGCCACCGATGGCACCGAATCCGCCATTGGTGTGCTGGCCAACGCCGTCGATGCCACCAATGCCGACCGCACGGATGCCATCCTTATCGCCCGCCACGCCATCGTCGCCAAGACCGCCCTGGTCTGGCCGATCGCGCTTACCGGCGCCCAGCGCTCCGCCTACGAGCAGCAGTTGGCTGAGCGTGGCGTGCTGGTGCGTGAGAGCGCATAACAGCGCGTAAACCCCGCGCCTGATCCGCACGTCACCCATTCCCCTCATTCCCCCGAACCCGCCTGGCCTCTGGCTTGCGCGGGTTTCGTCATTTTTGGAGCCCCACATGCAGAACCTCTTTGCCAACCCGGCCTTCAGCATGGCTAACCTCACGGCCGCCATCAACCTCGTGCCCAACCGCTACGGCCGGCTGGAAGACCTGAACCTGTTTCCTGCCAAGCCCACGCGCTTTCGGCAAATCATCATCGAAGAACGCAACGGCGTATTGAACCTGCTGCCCACCATGCCCCCCGGTTCGCCGGGCACCGTCGGCACGCGTGGCAAGCGCAAGGTGCGCTCCTTCGTCATTCCCCACATCCCGCACGACGACGTGGTGCTGCCCGAAGAGGTCCAAGGCATCCGTGCCTTTGGCTCGGAGACCGAGTTAGAGACCCTGGCCGGTGTGCTGGCCCGGCATCTGGAGACCATGCGCAACAAGCATGCGATCACGCTGGAGCACTTGCGTATGGGCGCATTGAAGGGCGAGATCTTGGATGCCGATGGCTCGACCATCTACAACCTCTACGACGAGTTCGGCATCGATGCCACCACGATGTCGTTGGGCCTGGCGGACGCCAAGACCAATGTGCGCAACAAGTGCGTCAAGGTCCTCGGCGAAATGGAAAAGGCCCTGCAAGGCGAATTCATGACCAGCGTGCGTTGCCTGTGCTCACCGTCCTTCTTTGAGGCGCTGACCAGCCACGCCAATGTGGTGGAGTCCTACTCCCGGTTCCAAGAAGGCGCCTGGCTGCGCGAAGACGTGCGCACCGGCTTCACCTATGGCGGCATCACGTTTGAGGAGTACCGGGGCCAGGCCAGCTCCGCTGACGGTACGGTGCGCAAGTTCATTGCGGACGGCGAGGCGCATTGCTTCCCGGTGGGCACGGTGGACACCTTCGGCACCTATTTTGCGCCAGCGGACTTCAACGAAACGGTCAACACCCTGGGTCAGCCGGTCTATGCGAAACAGGCGCCGCGCCAGTTCGACCGGGGCACCGACCTGCACACGCAGAGCAACCCGCTGCCGATGTGCCACCGTCCGGGCGTGCTGATCAAGCTGACCGCCTAAGCGCAGGACGTCAGACCACATGCAACACGCGTTTGAGCGGGCGGTCTCGCGCCTGTTTGCCCGGCTGGGGGTGCCCGGCACCTACCGGCTGGCCGATGGTCGCGAGATTGCTACGCAGTTCATCGCCAAACAGGCCGATGTCGTCGAATCCTTCGGTGACACGCGCTTGGCGCTGGCCACCCACCGCTTTGATGTGATGGCCCGCGATGTGATGTCGCCCCGCGAGGGGGAACGCTTCACTGTTGCTGGTCAGAACTATCAGGTGGTGGGTGAGCCGCTGGCCGATAGCGATCGCCTGATCTGGACATTGACGGGAGCGCCTGTATGAGGCTGATGGCAGCCTTGTCCGGCGACCTGGACCAAATGCTGGCCGATGAGGTGCACATTGCCGAGCAGGCGGTGACGCAATCGATCCGCGAAGCCACCGACGGACTCAAGACCGAGTTGCGCAGCCAGATCACCGGCGCTGGCCTCGGTCAGCGCCTTGCCAATACCTGGCGCGGCGAGGTCTACCCGAAGGGAAAACTGAGCATCAAGGCAGCAGGACTGGTCTACAGCCGAGCCCCTGAAGTGGTCGGCGCCCATGGCGAGGGTGCCACCATCCGCTCCAAAGACGGCTTCTGGCTGGCGATCCCGTTGCCAGCGGCCGGCAAAGGCCCGCGCGGCAAACGCATGACCCCCGGTCTTTGGGAAAAGCTCCGTGGCCAGCGCCTGCGCTTCGTCTACCGCCGGGGCAAGCCATCCCTGCTGGTGGCTGAAAACCAGCGTGCCCGCCAGGGCCAACGTGGCGGCTTCTCCGCTGCCTCGCAAAAGGCCCAAGCCACCGGCCGGGGCCTGGTCACGGTGCCGATGTTTCTGTTGGTGCCGCAAGTCACCCTGAAGAAGAAATTCGACATCGACAGCGCTTCACGCCGCTGGGTCAGCACCCTGGCCAACCGGATCGCCAACCGCTTCGATGAAGCTGAACGCCGAGGAGTACGCCCATGAGCCAACGACCCAGTCAACGTGAGAGCGCCATCGGCGCGCTGTTCGCGGTGCTCGGGCAGTTATCTCTCGGTACCACGGTCAAACGTAACGCGGCCTTGCCTGAGCGGGTGTCGGACCATGCCATGGCGATCCTGCGCGACGGCGAGATGGGCGAGCCCGAGGTGTCGCTCTCACCGTTGACCTACCACTGGCAGCACCAGGTGGCCATCGAACTGTTCGTGGCCGACCCGGATGCCAATGCGCGCGATGCCCGCATGGATGGCTTGCTTGCCGAGTTGTCTGTCCTGATCGAAGCCGACCGCACGCTGGGCGGTGTCATCGAGTACGCCGAGATCGGCCCGCCCAAGTTCGACGAACTGGCGCCCGACGGCAGCAGCGGCATCAAGGCCTGCCTGCTGCCCGTGGTCCTGCACTACAGCAGCTCGGGTCCGCTGAACTGATTCAGCATCACCCGTTTCGACATCCATTCACATCCATTTCTGCAAGGAGTCATCATGGCCCGTGCTTACGGCGCGAACGCCAGCCTCTTGGCCGCGTTCGAAACCACCTACGGCAGCAACCCGGTGGGCGACTACTGGAAGCTGCCCTTTGTTTCCACCACCCTCGGCTCCGAGCAGGGGCTGATTGCCAACGACCTGATTGGCCTGGGCCGTGATTCCAGTGCCCCGATCCGCGACGTGATCAAGGTCGAGGGCGATATCGTCGTGCCCATTGATGTGCGCAACATCGGCATCTGGCTCAAAGCCTTGCTGGGCGATGCCAGCACCAGTGGCTCTGGCGTGGTGACGCACACTTTCACCTCAGGCAAACCGAGCCTGCCCAGCCTGACGCTGGAGACGGGCTTGCCCGACATCCCGGCCTGGTTCGTCGCCTCGGGCGTCATGGTCAACAGCCTGCAGGTGGGCTTTGCGCGTTCCGGTGCGGCCAACGCCACCGTGGGCCTGATCGCCCAGGGCGAGTCCAAGCAGGCCGCCACGCTCGACGCCACACCCGCCACGCGAGATCTGATCCGTTTCAACCAGTTCCAGGGCTCCATCAAACAAGGTGGCGCTGCCTTGGGCAACGTGGTTTCGGCGCAGCTGACGTACTCCAACAACCTGGAGCGCATCGAGACCATCCGCTCCGACGGCAAGATCGACGGTGCCGATCCCACGGTGGCCAGCCTGACCGGCAATCTGGAGGTGCGCTTTGCCGACACCACGCTGATCGATGCGGCGACCAACAACACCCCGTTGGAGCTGACCTTCGGCTATGCGATTGATGCCGATCGGCGCCTGACTTTCATTGCGCACGAGGTCTATCTGCCCAAGCCCAAGCTCTCCATCTCTGGTCCCGGCGGCATCCAGGCCACCTTCGAGTGGCAGGCTGCCAAGGCCGCCGGTGTGGCGCGCATGCTCACCGTCGAATTGGTCAACGACGTGACCACCTACTGATCTCCTCCCAGGATATTTCCATGATCAAACTGAACATTCCGCGTGAACCGCACTGGATCACTTTGGCCGCAGGCGTGCGCCTGCAGGTCCGACCCGCCACCACGGCCTTGGTGATGGCCGCACGTCATGCCGCATCCAAGGTGGCCGGCACCGATACCGCCGCTGCAGGCGAACGCACCGCCACCCTCATCACCGAACTGGCCAAGCTGGCCGTGATGGCCTGGGAGGGCGTGGCCGATGACAAAGACAAACCGGCCGCTGTCACCCCCGAGGGTGTCGTCGCCTTGATGGAGCACTGGCTGTTGGCCGATGCTTTCGAGCGCGAATACCTGGCTGGCCTGTACGCCCTGGACTCCGAAAAAAACGTCTGAAGGCCCGCACCGCGTGGCATTTCGGTGGTGGGCCGAGCTACTGCAGTGCCTGTCCCGAACCATGTCCCGAGTGCCCGTACACCATGAACGCCCCCCAAAGCCTGGACGGCTGGCAAGCAGCCAGCGCGATTGAAGTCTGCGCCAGTCAGTTGCGCATGGCGCAGGGTCGGGTGGTCGGGCTGGATCTGAACGCGTGGATGCTGGCCTGTGAAAGCGCGGGGCTGGACAAGGCCACGGCCATCGATCTGTTCCCGGCGGTCGAGGCGGGCCTGATGGAGGGTATCCAATCGGATGATCAATAGCCTTGGAACAAGAAGTCCAGCGCTGCCGTGATTTGCGCCTGCTCCCCTGCGAGTGATGTCACCGGTGTCTTTAGGACCCGCTGAGGCACTGCGCCCATCTTTGGCGTCTCCAACAACAACTCTTCGCCTTGGATCGTCAGTACCGGTGTCAGCCGAGTCGACAACTTCACCTTAGGGAATGTTTTAAGGCTGCGCAGCGGAATCACCATCCGGGTGTCTAGGCCATCGAGCAGGTCGCTCTGCACATCCAACAAGTAGGGCGTGGTCGTTGCATGGCTGCCGGGGTTCGCATAGACGTCAAAACGCGCCATCAGAAGCTTCTCCATTCATCCAGAGGCAAGCCTTCGGCCTCGACGGTCGCGTTATAGGCGGCGATGAAGTCGGCGTGATCCTCTCGCCACTTGCGCTCCTGCTCGCGCCGCACGAGTGCACGCAGGTAGTTGTCGCAGACCTGAGAGATGTTGATCTCAAGTTCCTTGGCTGCCTCCAACACATCGGTGCTCAGGCTCAGATTGGTGGCCCGTTTACCGGTCAAGCCAGTGCGTGCGCGGCGGGCGGTTTGTGTGGCTGGCATCGCAATCTCCATGCGCATTTAAACGTGCGCATATATTAACCCGCATTCCTGACTGAGTCCATGGCTGAACGCAACCTCTCCATCCGCCTGTCCGTGGTCGACGGCGGCAAGGTCAAGGCTGAGCTGTCCGAGATCGGCGAGAAGGGGGAGCGCTCGCTCAAAAAGATCGAGGCAGCCGCTACCCCGGCGTCCAGCGGCCTCAAACTCCTGTCCAGCGCCGCCAACGACGCCAAGTTCCAATTGGAAGCGGCGACCGAACGGCTGGGCCTGCTGGGCTCGGTGCTCGGCAAGCTCGGCCCTGCCGGTCTGATCGCCGGTGCCAGCATCGCCGCACTGGGTGTGGGCATCACGGCCCTCGTCATGCCGGTGGCGCGCGTGGGCGATGAATTCTTCAAGCTCTCGCAAAAGACCGGCGTCTCGGTCGAGGCGCTCACCGCCCTGGACTACGCGGCCAAGCTGTCGGATGTCAGCACCGAAGGCCTGACCAAGGCGCTGCAAAAGCTCTCGGTCGCCATGTTCGACACCCAGGTCAACGGCGAAGAGGGCAGCGCGGCACTGAAGGCGCTGGGTGTGTCAGCCACCGACGTGCATGGGCAGATCCGCCCGACCGAGCAGGTACTGCTGGACTTGGCCGACAAGTTCTCTGCCATGCCCGATGGCGCGGACAAGGCGGCACTCGCCGTCAAGCTCTTCGGCAAAGAAGGCTTGGCCATCATCCCGTTCCTGAACCAGGGTCGCGAAGGCATTACGGCACTCATGGAAGAAGCCCAGCGCCTGGGTCTGGTCATGTCCGAAGACGTGGCACGTGCGTCGGAGGCCTTCAATGACAACCTGACGCGCTTGTCTGCCATTTTTGAAGGCGTGCAGCGGCAGATCGGTGCCGCCGTCATCCCGGTGCTGGCCGACTTCACCGAGCAAGTGATCCTGGCGCAGGGCGAGACCGGCAGCTTCAGCAACGAGCTGCAAAAGATCTCTGCCAACCGCGAAGCCATCCTCGCCTTTCTGGAGTCGGTGGCCTCAGGTCTGGCCTTCATCGCCGAGTCGGCCGTGCTGGCCAAGCGGGTCATTGCCCAGCCCTTTGACAGCCTGTCGGTGGTCGGCAAAGACATCGAGACCTGGTTCAAGACCGAGGTGCTCAAGAGTGCCAAGAACGCTGGATTCAACCCTCAGGCCATTGATGCGGAAATTGAAAAACTCAGGTCTGCTCGTGACGACTACGTGCGCGCGGCCAACGACCGGCTCTTCAACATCAACCAGAACCCGGGGTACGTAGACCGGGTCGCCAAATTCTTCGACGAGCAGCGCCGCACCGTGCGCGTCATGGGCCAAAAGTTCGTGCTCGACACGGAAGCCCAGGCCAAGGAAGTCCAGGCCATCTACGACAAGTTCCTGCCGACGCTACCGCGCAAGCCCCGGATGGAGTTGGATCTCTCCGGCTTTCAAAAGCCCAAACCCGCTGAAAAGCTCGACGAGGGCGAAGCCTTCCTCAACCAGCTGCGCTCGCGCCTGACCCGCACCCAGGAGGGCGAAGCCGCCGAATTGCGCGCCCGGGCCTTGCAGATCGAAGCCAAGGGCTACAAGGGGGTGGCGGCCGAGGCCGAGCAGTACATCCAGGTGCTCGAAGCCATCGAGCGTCAGAAAGAAGCCAACAAGGCCTTCGATGCCTTTGAAAAAGAAGAAGCCGCCTCTCGCAAGATCACCGAAGGCCTGATCGGCAGCAACCGCCAACGCATCGAAGCCCTGCAATTGCAGCGCGAGATGCTGGATCTGTCGGACACCGAGCGTGCCGTCCTGCAGGCCCGAACCGATTTGGAAAAGTCCGCTGCCACCGCGCGCAAGGAAGCCAACCAAATCGAAGATGCTGGGCTGCGGGTGCAGACGCTGGAGGCCATCAATGACGCCTTGGCCCGGCAGTTACCCATCGTCGAAGAACTGGTGCGGGCCAATGCCGAGTACCAGCGCAGTTTCGAATACGGGGCCAAGTCGGCCTTGCGTTCCTACATCGACGACGCGACCAACGCCGCCAAGCGCGCGCAGCAGGTCACGGTCAATGCCTTCCGCTCAATGGAGGATGCACTCACCCGCTTTGTGATGACCGGCAAGCTGGATTTCCGCAGTCTGGCCGACTCCATCATTGCCGACCTGGTGCGCATCCAGATCCAGCGCGCCATTACCTTGCCGCTGGCCAACTGGCTGGGCAGCGTCATTCCCGGTGTGGGTGGTGGCACAGCAGCTGGTGCTTTGCCCGCCGGTAGCAGTGACCTGATGGGCACCATGACCAATGTCGCCCACAGCGGTGGCGTGATCGGCGCCGATGCGCTCATCACCCGCTCTGTGCATCCGGGCGTCTTCGCCGGTGCCCCACGCTTCCACACCGGCGGCATCGTTTCGGGCGAAGTGCCCATCATCGCGCAGGAGGGTGAGGCGGTCTTCACCCGCGGGCAGATGCGTGCGCTGGGCGGAGCCTTGTCGGCCAAGTCCCAGCCGCCCTCCGTGAACGTGCAGGTCAATGTGGTCAACAAAGCCCAAGGGGTGGACGCACGCATCGAGCAGCAGCGCCAACCCGATGGGGGTCTGCGGCTGGATGTCTTCATCGAGCAGATTGAAGGCCGGATGGCGCGTGCCATCAGCCAGGGCACCGGCATCGCGCCGACGCTGGAGCGCCGCTACACCAGTGCGCGCAGCTTCGATAAATGGCGAGGCGCGCCACGCTGACTGTCGCCTGCACTATTCAACCGATCAAGACCCCGTCTTCTTCATCTGCCTTCCCCGGCAGGTGGGGAGGGCGGGGTCTTTTGTCGTTTGTGGTTGGCATTTCTGCAGCATTGACTTGGCTTTGAGGGCGAACAGCGCCTTCATCAGAGCATGCAGAACAAAGACGCCAAGCCGAGCAACCAATCATCCCAGGCGCTCACCGCCGCCCAGGTCGCCGACCGGATGGGCCTGACCACCCGCCAACTGCAAGACCTGCGGCTGCGCGGTATCGGGCCGCCGATCGTACAGAGCGGGCTCTCCATCCACTACGAACTGGCCGACGTGATGGACATCGAGCGCCATGAGGCCATGGCGATCATGGAGCAGGTGCTGGCCAGTGACCGACCGTTGACCATGCTGCGGGCAATGGCGGAGCATGGCGACTTCAAGTTCTCACCGATCCTGCAGCAGATCAGTTTGCCTCCATCTTCCCCGGTCACTCAGCCAAGCCAGGCACCCGAAAATCCAACGCCATTCGAATTGCCCGAGCCGGCTAGGGATGTGATCGCTCCGGTGCCACAACCAGAGCCGCCGCCGGCCACCCAGCCAGCATGGACCGTCATCACATCCACGACCACCGCCTGGTACCTTGTCCATACCAAGCCCCGGCAAGAAGATGTCGCCCTGGCCAACCTGCAGCGCCAGGGCTACGAGTGCTACCTGCCCCAGATGCGCATCGAACGCATCCTGCGGCGCAAGGCAGAGGTTGCCACCGAACCGATGTTCCCGCGCTACTTGTTCATCCAGCTGGACAGCAGCGATCAGGGCAAGAGCTGGTCACCGATCCGATCCACCCTCGGCGTGAGCCAGTTGGTGCATTTCGGGGCCCGTGCGGCCAAGGTCGATGACGCCCTGGTCGAGTTGCTCCGCCAACGCGAGCAAGCCATGCCACTTGATGCCCTTTTCCGCAGCGGCGACTCGGTGGTCATCAACGACGGACCCTTTGCCGGCATCGAGGCGATCTACCAAACGGCAGACGCCGAGCGCCGGGCCTTCATCTTGCTGGAAATCCTTGCCAAACCCGTGTCGATGCAGATCGACGCCGGGCGCTTGCGCAAAGCTGGATAGATCAAATAGATGTCGCCAAGGACGTCTGATGACGACTTTTTAGCCACTGCGCAAATTCGGCACCAACCTCGTCATGATGTTCCGCTAGATCAACAGTTGCCTGCAAAAAACCGAGCTTACTGCCACAGTCATATCGGGCTCCTTGATAGCGGAAAGCGAAAACCTTCTCTCGCCGCAGTAGCTGGGCGATGCCATCTGTCAGCTGAATCTCGCCCCCTACGCCACGCGGCAAGTTTTCAAGCTCTTTGAAAATGCCAGGCGTAAGGATGTAGCGCCCAGCAACAGCAAGCGTCGTAGGGGCCACCTCAGGTGCTGGTTTTTCGACGATACCGCTGATGTCCACCAAGTCAGCAGAAATGCTTTGGCCACTGACGATCCCGTAGCGGTTGGTCTGTTCTCTCGGAACGTCTTGAACAGCAAGGATGCTTGCCTGCCATTCGGCAAACTGTTCCACCATCTGTGCAGTGATTGAAGGCTTTCCGACCATCAGATCGTCAGCCAAGAGCACTGCAAAAGCCTCCTGACCTACAAGCTCCTTGGCGCAGAGCACAGCGTGACCTAACCCAAGCGCTCGGGGTTGGCGGACATAGCTGCAGATCATGTCATCAGGTGCAATGCTACGCGCCACCTTGAGCAATGCTGTCTTGCCCGCCAGTTCGAGCTCGTTTTCCAATTCGTAGGCCGTGTCGAAGTGATCTTCAATACTGCGCTTGGTACGCCCAGTGACAAAGATCATGTGACGTATTCCAGCAGCGTAGGCCTCCTCCACCGCATACTGAATCAGAGGCTTATCCACTACAGGCAGCATTTCCTTTGCTGAGGCCTTTGTAGCAGGCAAAAAGCGGGTGCCCAGCCCCGCGATAGGGAATACGGCTTTTTTGATTTTGGTCATAGCAGAAAATTTTCTTTGATCAACTTCGTACAAGGATACTCGATCAACTTGTGCATTGCGATAAGTTGACTGCGTCTGAATAGAAATTTTCTTCTGCTTTCTTCGCTCTTTCTGCGCCGAACGCCTTGATACGTCTTGGCCTTCGAAGCAAACATGGCTCAAACGAATGAGCGCAGAAAGAACATGGCCACCGCAACCGAACCCACCACCGAACCACCGGCAACCCCATCATCCACACCCGCCTTCCGCGCCGCCCAGTACGTGCGCATGTCCACCGAGCATCAGCAGTACTCGACCCATAACCAGGCAGACAAGATCCAGGAATACGCCGAGCGGCGCAACATCCAGATCGTCCGTACCTACGCCGATGAAGGCAAAAGCGGCCTGTCCATTGACGGCCGCGCGTCGCTGCAGCGCCTGATTGCCGATGTCGAATCCGGCAACACCGACTTCAACCTGATCCTGGTCTACGACGTCAGTCGGTGGGGGCGGTTTCAGGATGCCGACGAGTCGGCGTATTACGAGTACATCTGCAAGCGCAAGAACATCCACGTCGCCTACGTCGCTGAGCAGTTCGAAAACGATGGCTCCCCTGTCTCGACCATCGTCAAGGGCGTCAAGCGCGCCATGGCCGGGGAGTACAGCCGGGAGCTCTCGGCCAAAGTGTTCGCCGGGCAGTGCCGGTTGATCGAACTGGGCTTTCGCCAAGGCGGCCCCGCCGGCTTTGGCCTGCGCCGGGTGCTGATTGACCAATCCGGTGCAGTCAAAGGCGAACTCAAGCGCGGTGAGCACAAGAGCTTGCAGACCGACCGGGTCATCCTGATGCCCGGGCCGGAACATGAAGTGGCCACCGTCAACCAGATCTACCGCTGGCTGGCGGAAGACGATCTACCTATTGCCGAGATTGTCAAACGCCTGAACGATCAGCCCATCTATACCGATCTCGACCGCCCCTGGACGTACAGCACCGTGCGCCAGGTGCTCACCAACGAGAAGTACATCGGCAACAATGTTTACAACCGCCGCTCTTTCAAGCTCAAGAAGAAACACGTCGACAACCCACCCGAGATGTGGATCCGCAAGGAGGGGGCGTTTGACGGCATCGTGCCGGTGGCCACCTTTATGGCCGCCCAGGAAATTCTGGCCGAGCGCAGCAAGAAGCTGACGGATGCCGAACTGCTCGACCACCTCAAGGCCCTGTACGCCGAATGCGGGCGACTTTCGGGGTTCATCATCGACCAGGCCCCGGCACTGCCCAGTGCCGCCACCTACATCCAGCGCTTTGGCAGCCTGACCCGGGCTTACGAGCTGGTGGGCTACCACTACCCGCGCAGCACCGAATTCCTGGAAATCAACCGCCGCCTGCGTCAACTGCACCCGGAAATCGTCAGCCGCACCGAGCACAACCACCGGGTCAACCGGCTCTCGACCATCCAGGAACACTACATGATCCGCCG